CTGGATGCGATCGAAAAACGGCTCGACAATAATAAAATAACCGCCTACGCTACTACGCCTTACCTTGCCAACCGGTGGGAACTGGACGATGACACCCTGCCGGCTGACAGTGTGGCCGTCATTATCCTGGAAGGTACTTTGTATTCCTGGGAGACTTACCGCCTGGAAAAGCAGCTCCGGGATGTTTTCGATAATCCTAAGATTTGCGGCGCGGTCCTGTGGATCAATGGTCCGGGCGGCATGGTTGCGCATGTGGACCTGGCGGCTAAAATGATCGCCGAATCTTCCAAACCTATAGCTACCTACGTGGCCGGTACCATGGGAAGTGCCCATTTTTGGCTGGGAACCGCCGCCGGCAGAACCTTTATCGCTTCCCCTATGTGTGAAGTCGGTTCCGTCGGTATTATGCTTACTTACCAATCCTTTAAGAACTATTTCAAGAAACAGGGCATTGATTACCGGGAAATCTATCCGGATAGTGCCGATCTGAAAAACTATGAAACCCGCGCGATTGAAGATGACAACAACGAAGAGCCTATAAAGCAACGTCTGGCCGTCATGCACCGCATTTTCTGCGATGCGATCAGTCGGAATCTGGGTATTGCCTACGATCCGGAACTTCCCCTTTTCCGGGGACAGATATTCACCGGCGACGTAGCCGTGGCAAACGGCTATATCGATCAGTTCGGTACGTTGGAAGACGCGGTAAAATGGGTACTGGCACAGGCTACCGTCAGAAAAGTAAACGAGATGTATAACATATAGTATTAACTTTAAAATTTTGTATATATGAAATTGGATTTTAAGAGTTTATCCGCTGTCATTCTGGGCGTGTTGGGCCTGTCGGAATGGAGCAAGGTAGAGGATAAGAACTCTATCACGGCCGAGGAAATGACAAAACTGAAAAATTACGGTTTTTCTGATAAGTTCCTCACGGCGTTTAAAGCGTCCCTCGAGAACGACTTCCAGGACGAAGCCGGAACCGGGAATGAGGGAGAGGGAAACGAAGAACCTACCACTACCGCTTTTCTTCGCGGTTTGTTGGGTGATACTGCGGCCCGTCTGGCACAGGCACAGGAACAGCTTGAAGCTTTGCAGACGCAACAGCGTGACGAAAACCGGAACAACACCTCGCTGATTGCCAAGAAGGATGCCGAGATAACGAAGCTATCCGGTATTATCGCCCAACTTTCAGCCGCTGCGGAAGATGATCCGGGCAAAGGGAAGCAGCACAACGCCCAGGCGGACGGTAAAGGGGCTTTCAATCTCCGGGATGAAAAACAGCTGGGGGGCTTGCAGGGTGAAATGTTCTCACTGGACCGCCCGTATAACCTTCGCGCCAAAGCTGCGTTAATGGAGGCTGCCGGTTTTGAAATGATCGCTCTTCCGAAAGCCAGTTCCCTTGACTACAGCCGTTTGAAGGAAGACCTCGGAGCTTTTTACCGTATTCCCTGGCAACAGCGTTTGCAGTCTTTTTTAATGGAACTTCCTTCCATTGAAAGTATTTTCCCGCTTGAATCCGGTTATCAGGATTTGGCTACGCTGGTTAATATCTGGCTGGGTGAGTTCTCACAGGCCGGCAATGAGGAATCCGACTTCGATAAGGTGACTAAAGGTTCCTACGAGTTCGACGATGAAACCTTGCGCATGTTCAACGTGATGTTTGCACACCGTTTCAAAAATTTAAAAGCCCTGGAGAAAACCTGGATCGGCACTTTGAACAAGGAAGGTTCAAACCCTATCAAATGGTCTTTTATTGAGTACATCCTGGCCGAAACCGCCAAGAAGTTGCATAACGAGCGCGAACAACGCCGTATTAACGGAATCCGTAAGGACCCGAATCTGAACGAACCGGGCAAAGCACTTGCTGCAGCTGACGGTCTGTATGAGTTCCTGAACAAGAAGGTGAACGGACATACCGATATCAATAACGGAAAGTTCGTTTACCAGATCAAGCCGTTCGAGCTGGGAGAACTTACCGAAGCAAACATCGGTGAAAAGGTGTACAAGGGTACTTCCATGATCCCGGCGGTTCTTCGTGACAGCGGTAATCTGGCCCTTTATATGCCTTCGCACTTTATTGTATTGTATCATAAATACAATGAACTGCATTACGGACAGAACCAGGATTACAAGGCTAATATTATGTATGTAAAGGAATATCCGGCGGTGAAAATTATCCCGGTTCCTAATGCTGACAACCACCACCGTATCTTCTGGACGTTTGAAGGCAACATTAAAACCTACGAGGACAAGCCGGGTGAAATGACGGCTTTCAACCTGGAGCAGGAAGACTGGAGCCTGAAAGTATGGAGTAACTGGCGTGAAAGTATCTGGGCTATTGCCGTGGGCTTCAAGTACACCAAGAAAGAAGATATGGACTATAACCGTCAGATGATCTTCTGTAATGAGTATGACCGCCCGGCGTCTTACTTTGTGGACGCTGACAAGGACAAGAACCCGTCGGCCAAGCTTCATACCTCCATTGTTACCATAGCCAATACAGCCGAATTTGCTATTACCGATATTGAAGATGCGCCGGTAGGTACGGTTATTTCCCTAAAATGCGGAAGCGTGGATAAAGGCGTTAAGATTGAGAAAAGCGGAAACTTTGAACTTATTTCCGAGGCCTGGCATCCCGACAAGGGGGATGTTATTAAACTGATGAAACGTGCCGACGGTAAATTTATCGAGATCGGCCGCGAAAATGCTTCTTCCGATGCGTTGCAGTTTGCGCCGGATGAAACAGCACCTTCCTTGCTTGACGGTGAAGTATTCGTTACCGGCGAGAATACAAAGGCAACGGCAATCACTAACTTTACCGATGCGGAAGCCGGTGTCGTTTACACGATCTACGGAAGCGGTTCTGAATATGCTTCCACCATTGCGACCGGTGGAAACTTTGTCTTAACCGAAGCTATGACACTTTCCGAAGGTAAGTTTATCAAGCTGGCAAAAGCCGCCGACGGTAAATTCTACGAAGTGGCAAGAGGCTAATTTTTAACGGAAGGGGTACTTTATCCCTTCCTTTTTATAACCTTATAAATCATTAAGTTATGACATACGTAAAAGCAAGCGTAAGAAGGCCGGCCGGTAATCCCGGTAACGGTATTCAGCCCAAGGATCAGCTCGTAATTTACGACGTTGACGATATTCTTTCCTTTCCGCCGAGAAACGATGCCGGCGTGGTTATCGAAGAGGATATCGTAATGAAGGCGGGACGTTATGCGATCGGTATTTATCTGACACCCGGTACCGCTGAAATCAGTTCCAACAGTGACGGAGAAACGGACGCCGAAGGCTATACGCCTTCCATTAAGTTCAATCATCCCGGTAACGAACAGGAAATTCGCGAGTTTAAGACAAACTGGCTGTCTAAGAAATGTATCGTTGTGCTCCGTTATTGTAGCGGAAAGCCTGCCGATCTGATCGGAACGCCCTGTAACCCGTGTAAGTTATCCGTATCTTATACCGGTTCCAATGAATCGAATACGAACGAGCTTACTTTCACCCAGATCAGCAAAGGGGATGATATCGCCATTTACCGGGGTACCGATACCCTGGAAGAGCCGGTGGCCGTAGTGGAAGCCGGGGCTACAGATATAGATTACCAGACAGACGGGCAGTACCAGCTTTCTGCAGGTGCGGCCAAAATAGCCGGTGTTACCGGTGGAAGTCATGGATCGGTAATTACCCTTATGGGGTGTTCGGGCGTTGCGCCAACAGTGGAAAAAGGCGGTAATTTCCTTCTGAAAGGCGGTAAGACGTTTACCGCTTCCGAAG